GTAATCGTTTTTCCACATCAGGTTTTTTAACCTGGACACCTTATCCCACAATCTAACAACTAATCCCTTTTCTCTAAAAGCTAGTATGTTGTCATGCCCGTAATCATGTTGTTTGTTTATCACAACCTGGGCTATTTCTAATGCAGCTTCCCTGCAAGCTTCTTCGTAACTTTGTTTCATAATAATTCCTTCCTTAATCTGAATAATCTAAAAATGACATATCTTTAAAATCTTTTTTATTAGCCCACGATTTAACGCATAACTCCATATCAACTTTTAAAGGGATATCTAAACTGTTTTGTTCAAGTAATTCTTTGATTCGCTTTGGAATTAAGCCTAATTCAGATTCATGTATCTCACATATAATCTCATCATGTACTTGTAAGACTATATTGGATCTCTTATCTTGTAAATATTTAGAAATTTCTACCATTCTCTCACTAAGAATGTCAGCACTAGTTCCTTGTACAAGATAATTAACTCCTTTATAAGCAAAATCTGCTTTTATATGATATCTACGATTATATCTATTTTTTATACCCTTTTTACTCTGTTTAACCCTAGCAACAACATCATTAAAAAATTTTTTAGATCCAACCATACCCTCAAAATATTTTCTTTTATAACTTGCTGCTTCTTCTGGGGTTGTTTTTAACTGCTCTGCTAGTCTATTTTTGCCGATACCATAAATTGTACCGAAAGTTATACCTTTAGCTAGTTGTCGATAAAATTTAAACTGCTCATCGTTTTCAGTAATGTTAAATGCTAACTTAGCCGCCTCTCCATGAAAGTCCACCTCATCTTTGTTAAGTAATGCATCTATAGTCTCATTTCTAAAGTAGGACATAAAAACTCGAACTTCCATTTGATTATAATCAAAACTAACTAATGAATAATGGGACCTGGGCACAAATAAACGTCTAATAGATATTTGATTTTCATCTCTATCATCATAAGATTCATCCCCAATAAATGCCCAAGTTTCTAGTACATCATCAGATAACTCTACATTAAGTTGTTGACCTTTTGATGAAACCATAGCGTCTATTTTGTTTTTTATTCTAAGTTTTTCTTCTTCAGTTAACTCAGGACTAACTAAACGAAAATGATTCCTGGGTATATTTTGTAAATTTGGATCTCTACTGGAAAGTCTCCCTGTTGCTGTACCCCAATTACAAAAAGATGTTCGCATAACATCTTTATCTACATATCTATCTACATAAGTGGACTTTAATTTCTGTAATGCTCTGTATTGCCGTATTAACCCGGCTAAACGGTGATTTATGTTTACTAAAGCCGCCTCATTCCAAGAAGCAGCCCCCTTTTCAGTCTTTATTGGTGATTCTATTCCCAAAGAGGCGAAAACTTCCCCGATTTGCTTTGGGCTAGATATATTAAATTCTTTTTCATCATGTTTGGGGGAAGCTATTGGAATATCACGATTCCATTTTTTCATACCGGATACATTAAGTATTTCACGTTCAAGTTCATTTAAGCGTATTAATAATAATTTTTGAATTTTTAAAGTGTATTCTTTATCAATTGAGATACCTAACATTTCCATTTCAAGTAATACTTTAGTTAGCTTACATTCTAAGTTAAATATGTTACTTTGATCTGTTTTCTTTATCTTTACTAAACACTCCTGGTATAATCTCGCAGTTAAATTAATATCCTCTTTACAATATTCCCCCAAAAAATCTATTGGTGCTTCAGAAAAATTTTTGTACCAGTTATTCTTACGTAACTCGTGTTTAGTATCAAGATCATACTGTACTGCTTCTGGACCATAATGCCTATTGCCTGTAGCTGTTAAACTTAACTCTCTAATGTCTGAGTGTTCAATTAGCCTAACCATCACAATTACATCAATTAAAGTTTTATTAAGACAAGCTAACCCCTCTTGAGCTAAAAAATGTAAGTCGAATTTAAGGTTATATCCAATAAAAGTGTTTATGGATGAGTTTAAAAACTCGATCAGTTGTGTGCGATGTTCTTTATAAAGATTTTGATCTCTATCTTCACCGGAATGTAAAAAGGGGTAATACTGCATTACCCCCTTATATTTAGGTTCGCCAATTCCTATACCACACAATTGATTAATATCATAATCTAAACCATTAGTCTCCACATCAATAACAACGCTTTTCGTTTCCAAGGTTGATGACTTTAATTGCTGTAAAGCCTCTTTAAAATTATTATTATTGACTATCATGATAAGTCTTAATACTTATCGTAACTTAATCAAATAAATTCGCGGATGTGCTTACACTAGCTGTTTCTTTTTTAAGAGATTCACCACCATGAGTTCTATAAAAATAATCCTTTATTGGCTCTATATTGGCAGCCTTCTCTAAAACATCTTTAGGTATTTCATTATTAAGTGATGTAGAAGTTATGAAATATCGAGTGTCTATACCTGTCCCCTCTCTAGCCATTTTCATTACAACTTTATTTAACTCACCAACTTCGTCACCAATTTTCGCAAATTGTTGATTCCAATTTGACATGCTTGTAGTAATAATGCGTAACCCATTAATTTCTTCTTTAAATATTTTCCTGCCTCCAGGAGTTTCTGCTTCCTCCCAAATACCTTGATCTATTAACTCTTGATGCATGCCAGCTACAACTCTTTTATGTTCTAAACTATGGTGAATTTCATGTATATATACCCAGAATGAAAGTTTAAAATTACTTCTATTACCTTCAGGCACAACGCTATTATCTATATCCTCATGATCCATTAACGAAGTCCATTGTCCTGAACTATTTTGCCACATATACATAAAATAATCATCTAACCACCGCTTTTCTACTTTCCTTACTTCGGGTGTGTTATCGCCAGAAGCTAACATTGTAAAAAACACTGCATCTCCCGGTTGAAAAAAGTATTGAACATATTCATTCTCGTTCTCTGAACTCTTCTTTGGTTTACGCCCTTCAAAAGTTATAATACCCATATCTTTTGTTCTCCTTAAAAAACTTCTATTTCTTATAATTAAATCTAACTCTTCTTTATTCCTAACATCTTGAAAATCTTTATACCTAAGTGGAAAGTCTACAAAGGATATCATGAATCTATCCTCAAAAGCAACGTCTAGTGTCTCCCCTTTAGTTTTTAATGCTCTTGTTACCCCTTCATGACCCGCTCGGTCATTATCTAAACATAAAACTATTTCACTTGGATTTAAATTCCCTAATAAATCTATTTGATACTTCGACACAGAGGCCCCTAGAACCGCCACAGACGAATAATTATGCTGATCTAGCCATATAGTATCCAAAACACCTTCTACGACCAGTATTAAGTCATTATTTTGTAAGTTATTTTCCCCGAATAAAACCTTAGATTTTTTAAACCCTTTAGTAAATAAATATTTAGGTAGTTCTTCATACCTTCGCGTAATCCAACCCAATGGGGTTTTATTAGACGATTGTACTGGTATAGCAAAATCACCGTACTTATTTTGCTTACATTCCCACTTATCTAAAATTTCTTTTGTAAATCCTCTCTGATAGATCCAATGAAAATCTGAAAGAGAACGTAAACCAGCATAAGAAGTTTGGGGGGGAATATCCAGCTCTTTTACACCTGGTTTATCATCAAAAAAACTTGTGTGTATTAAAGGTGTGTCTAATTCGTTTTTTAGTTGTTTTATTGGTTTATGGGATATATCGCTAATTAAAGAGAATAAACTACCCTGACCACATCCAGCATAACATATCCAAACACCCTTCTCTGTATTAATAGAACACGATGCACGCCTATCATTATGCTCAGGTAATGGACAATTAATAACAAACTGTTCAGTAATTGGTGCTTCAATCCCATATTTTAATAATTGGGAATACCAATCTATCATTATCTATCTTTTTTAGCTTTCCTTAAGAAAAAAGCTATTTCATTGGGATAGCCATCAGAATCACGGGCGATTCCTTCTTTTATCATGCCAACTGTTATATCTATGTCTTCCTTACTTTCCGCTTTACTTCTTCTTGTTGTTACCACTACATCATCTGTATTAGTAAATAAATCTAATAAACCCATTTCAAACTCCTTACTTTATGTATTTAAATAATCGGGTCGTTCTTCAATATTACCATTATCTACGTCCCAATGCATAACTGTCAAATCCTTCATCAATTCACCATCTCTATATTTCTGAAAACTAATACTTCTTTTATCATTTTCTATCTCAGATAAAGTACACATTGATATAACCACATCAGCAGCTCTAAATAATGCATCACCAAAAGCTACTTGATTTGTTTTAGGGTGAGTAAATTCATCTACAACTTCTCTAGTTGCCTGGGTCGTAACCATAATAGGAATTTCCATAGAAATAGCTAAATTCTTTAAACCATAAAATAATTCATGGGATTGTTCCCAAGCTTGTTTTTTAGAAGTTCCTGTATTTAATAAGTAAACACCATCTATTACTACAAACTCAGGTTTATTCTGCCTAATTAAATTAGATATATCTTCCAAAGTAATACTTATGTGTCCGGAAATACCATCACAAACTAATAATGATTTTTGATCTGCTTTAGATAGGAAGTCTATATATTCAGCTTCATTAATCTTATCCCCCCTGCGTAAAGCACTATGTGATAAGTTATAGCCCATCATATTAGCTAAAACTACATCCAATCTCATATTCATGGATTGAGTAGGCATTTCAGTGGATATTAATAACGTTTTAAAGCCCCCTCTGATCGCCGTAGCCGCAGAATGGATGCACATCCATGTCTTACCTATAGTAGGCCGCGCAAAAACCGATATAAGCTCTCCTGGCATCCACCCAACCCCAACATCATTAAGTGATGTAAAACTAGTAGGTATACCCATTAAACCTGAAACATTTTTATTGCGTTTATCAACTCTATCTCTATACTCATCTAACCGATCTAAACTACCGGAATTATATAGATCAAGATTTCTGTCCATACCTACTCTTATGTTAGATAAGCTGGTTAAGATATTACTAAGGGCTTGTTTCGGATTTTCATTTATTATGGAGTCGACATCTCTAAAAGCTCGTATCGTTTGGCGGCCTATTGAGGCTTCTTCAAATTGCTCTAAAGCAAACTCAAATTTTTGTGTTTTGCTATTTTCATCAAGTTCTGGGAACTCATTATGTAAAACTTCGACAGACGGGGGTGATCCACACCTATCAACGTACTGAGCAATAAATTTATATTGTTTAGCATAAAGGTGGAAATCTCGTACTGAAAACTTAAACTTATCAAAATTTTCTTTTTTAGTTAATTTAAAAAGTACCGCGGATTCTACAAATTCAGGGCTTGCCATTTGGTGAATTTCCTACTTTTGAGTATAAAACTCTATTAGAATTAATATTTTCTAAGTAGTAGTCTACATCCACAGCATCTAAACTGTCAATAAGCTCCTTAGCTTCATTAAATGAAGTATATTTTCCAACTACCCATACTTTAGAGGGGGGGTTTATAGCTATAATTCTAAAAGTATAATCCTCATCTTTAATTGATTTGGTACTTTGAATTAAACCTCCCTTTCTACGTCTTTTTGCCATTATATCTTTAATCCCGTATCCATAAATTAAAGATTAAGTTGATGTTCATCAGCTAAATCCAGGAACTTTTCTCTTAGTATTTGGCGAACCTTATAAGCTGATTCCCCTAAATCCTTACTGATTTCTTCCATAGTCATACCATCTTGACGTAATTCAAGAAATTTTTGTTCTTTCAAACTTAATTTTTTAGATTGAATAAACCTTTTCATTTCCATATTTTGATATTCTCTCACGGCTCTTGGATCTTCCGGCTCTACTGGAGTGGCTTCAGAGCTCGATTGGTCATGTACCGGATAAGCAGCTTGTAAACTTACTTCATTCACCCAAGTCCCACTTGTATCCCGTCGTCTTTTCTGTTCCTTGCTTATTAACGTTCGTATATGGTTGATCATAGTAGTATGTAGATAAGTATGAAATTTATATTCCCTATTCTGGTCGAAGGACTTCGCAGCTTTTATAATTGCTATCCTTAATTCTTGTATTAAATCATCTTTATCCATACCTACTATATACAAATTAGATATCATTTTTTGGATCTTCGGTTCCCATTGTTGTATTAAATCATTATCTATTTCCATTATTGTTTCTTTTTATCTAAATATTTAACAAAAATAGATATAGCAAAAGCCCACAATATAATCCCTGTTATTAATAACCCTATAGGAACTGCGGTGTACCTGGCTAAAATAGCCCAAATCATATCCTCAGCAATATGAGCGAAGGATAATGCTGTAAATAAAATCCAAAAACTTTTAGTTTTTAAAAAACTTGGTATCGTGAACATTAATACCCCTTAAATAAATAATATATGAACCCAAAGGGTTCATGAATATTATAGCAAATTTGTGTTCTAATGTTAAGTGTTAAGTTATTCCGGCTCTCTGTGCCCTATAGAAACACTGTAAGGTACAAAAACTATGCTTGTAACCCATTACGGATCTTTGTATGAGTGCTGATCTTTTCCTGTAGAAAGGTGTTCTACAATAATCACAAGTTATCTTTATATTAAAGTATTTAAAATGGCATTTTGTAGAACAGATAGGTTTTTTAAGTAAATACTTAATGTATATAGGAGATGCGCATTCTAAGCAGTAAGAAACCCTTTTTTTCCTGGCTCGTATAGCTGTAGGTATATTTTGGTTTTTTAATACTTTATGTATATATTGTTTTGATGTTTTGAATCGTTTACCAATATCTTTTAATGTTAAAGTGGGATTTTCTTCCTTATACCTAACAATTCTTTTTATCTTACGAGGATTTTTCCTCATGGTCTTTAGATTCCAACTCTTCTAATCTGGTTTTTAGTTTTTTAATTTCTTCTACCAGTAATACTGTTAATAATTGATAGTGTAATGAATCCGGTTGCCCCTCTTTGTTATATTGAATAACTTCCGGTAATATATCCTCTATATCTTCAGCAACATACCCAAATGTAGATCCACCTAAAAGACTTACATGCCCATCTATATAATTAAAACTTTTGGGTGTTAGATCATATATCTTTGAGCTATCTAGCTCCATTTCTCTAATATTCTCTTTATACCTTTTCGAGGATGAGGAAGCTGCCCAATCAGTTGCTCCAGCAGTCCCATCAGCCGTTAACACATGATTATCTGTTCCTGCTGGACCATTTGGGAATGTTAAAGTATATGTACTTGATATGCTTCCATGAGGTTTCATTATCATAGTACCACTACCAGAATTGCCAGACATCTCTATTTCGGCAGTATCATCAAAACTTCTGAGTTTTAGTGTTACGCCACCATCCGCTGATGTAACTTTGAATTTTTCAGTAGTGCCCGCCGCTCTGTTTGCCCCACTATCTGTAACCTGTATATCAGATTCTTGAACCGTAGCCCCAAAAATAGTGCCTGTAACTGTTGTAGTTTCAGAAGGTTCGTCAATTTTCCAGGTATATGCGGCAAGAGGGGAAGCTGCTATAGCTTCAAAAACTACAAATGTTCGTTCATTTGATACATATTCATAATTCTTTTTCATAACAGCTTTTAATGCTGTGCCTTGACCCGGATAATATATGTAATAAGGTTCATCCGCCGCCATCGTAGTTCCACTTTGCCCCGGATTACCATTATTCTCGTTAATCATAAAAGAAGTAGAATTAGTTGTACCTTCTTCAATTGTAAGGGTCAAATCCCCAACGGTTATTGTGCCATCATCTGGAAATCTACCTGTACCTGTGTTAAATGTACCGTCACCCCAAGCTACCACATTAGTGGCATAGGGTCGAATAGTAAGATTTGTTTCTAATTCTGTAGTTAAATTAGAAGATGGGGATGGGGTTGTTACAGCTAATCCGGTTTCATAAGCTATTTCGTCTTGTACCATAACAGCATTACTTCTTCGGCTATACCCGCCTTCAGCGGCACTACTGTGTCCTATTACCTCCCACTGTGTACTCATGATACCTGATACTTGCTCAGAATAGGCGATTTTCGCAACTAAAAAGATTTGATCTACATCTGCTAAATTATTAGTTACTTTAATAACATCACCAGCTCTGACCGGAACATAATATCTTATGATGGAATCAGTAGCTACAACACCTGTAGCCCAAGTAACGGTAACTTGTGTTGCCGTAACTGCTGAAACATATCCATATGTTGTTGTTGGGTTACTAGAAGAATCTAATTCAGCAATAGCCGTTCCTACTCTAACACCATTATTTAATGGGTTACCACTTACATTATAAATTGCTGTTGTATCACTATGCGTAGCAGCTACTCCTCCACCAACATCCTGGTTTACCGCTCGTACAACTACTATAGTAGTGCCGTCTGACACACTTGCTATGGTCATCTCTTCAGAATCAATTTTAATCGTTTGTCCTGCTGCCATACTACTAGAACTAGCTACAGTTAAGGTTGTCGCGGTTATACTGCTTATAGCCGCCCCTAATGTAGATAATTGTGCTGTCGTTCCAACATTCGCTAATGTGTATGTCTGCGTTGTGGAAGATGTACTATCAATAGCAGATGGGCTATTATCAAAATAACTTATGGGTTTTGTACGTGTTGAAAAACTACCTCTAAGTATTGTATTGCTATTTTTAATTAATGTAGAAGCTACTCTTTCCCTAAGAAACTCTGGGCTACTTTCTGAAGTAGATATTTTTGCAGTACGGGTTATATTAAGGGTGCTTTGGGGTCTGCTTTTTATAGTGAAAGAAGCTGCGGTGTTTGTTTTTCCGTACCATATTACACCATCAGCAAAAACAGAGGCATTCTTACCTTGATCCACATTTGAAATTAAAACATAAGCTACATTATTAGTATCTATCGTACCTTTTGTTCTATTTATATATTGAATTCTCGCAACATCTGTAAGTGTGCCACCGCTTGCTCCAGTTCCGCCATTAGGATCTCCAGACCCATCTAATCTACATTGTAATAATTCAGTAGTATTAAGAGCATCTGTTCCACCGCTAAGGTTTTTCCCTCCCCATGTAAATCCAGAGGTGACATTGGTACTATTATCATGCGCTGCTGCCGCTGTTCCGTTTGATCCCCTGATAACTGTTAAGGTATTGCTACTTTTACTGCTGACATACATCTCTTCATCATCAACTTTGATGGTCTGCCCGGCGGCTATTGAACTTGCACTAGTTACATCTATAGCGGTTTCAGAATCATCTAATGCTTCCGCTAATGTTGTTAAAGCACTCCCAGTACCAACTGCCTTTACTGTTAAGGCTTCAAGACGTAATTCTTGTAAAAATGATTTATCCGCATTCGCACCTTGTTTTGTTGCTAAATATTCTAAAATAGCACTTGTATAAATCTCATCTTTAGGTCTAATAAAATTAAACCTAGACATATTAAATAAACGTCCGGTTTCTGTTGCTCCAGAGGTAGTTGGGAATTGCACAGTTAAACCATAGTTCGCAGGGTCTGTATTTGGCCTGGTTCCGCGCCTAAAATAATTAAAATCAGGCGTTGATTTAGTAGCAGTGCTTGTAGTGACTGTATTAGGGTCTACATAAAAATCATACCCAAAAAGTTCATCCTCTCCAATGGCTGAATGTAATTCACTCATTGCATTATCAGCAACATGCCTTAAAATAGATTTTTTATTGTATCCTGATAAACGATATATAAAATCCTGTTTAAATTTTTGGGCTGAAACTATAAATTTAGTAGTATCTGATGTATCTAAATTACTTGAGAATCTATTAATTAATGATTTAATTAAAGCGCTACGAGTTGAAATACTGGTAGACCATACCTTTCCGGCAGATGTGGAAGTTATATTAGAATCAGCAAAATTAGTTACTACAGCAGAAGTTGCTACTGAAGTATCAATGTTATACCCAACTTCACCATGAGATATATTATCCCTTAATTCTATTGTATAGTCCCTACACTCTAAATGAATCAACATACCATATTGAGGATCAAAATTTTCTCTTACAGAATAAACAACCCCATAAAATATAATATCTTTTGATTCCTGATCAATTACTCTAACTGGTATAAAATCTGTGAATTTACCTGTATGTGGACCTTTCGCAGAACTTGCCGAACCAGAATAAGGGTTTGCTGAAGGATTGAATATGGATATTGCTGCTGATTTAGGTATATTAAGCTCATCTATTATATCTAATGAAAATATTGCACTAGCTGTAGTACCTGTTAGTACAATATTCTCCCAGGAATCACCATCCCAATAAGACAACATTGCTTGTTTTCTAAAGCCTGCCATTACCCCCCCACCAATCCTGTCCTACGGATAAGTAAGAATCCAATAGTAAATAACCATCTATCTTCTAAACCGGGAGTTTGACTAAATTGCAGTTGTTGTAATATCGCCCCATAAACCCCCCCGCCAGTAGAGTCTGCTCCAGCAGTAGGGTCTGGCGTGGTAGCATCTCCAATTTCCAGAAATAAATCTTCACCTGAAGTTGAGGGGGCTAAATTGTTCATTAAAAACGCCTCTAAAAAGTTTTTGGTGGGAATGTAATAAGTCTCACCGTTGAGAGTCAAATATGACAGACCTTTAACGTTTTCATCTGGATTAGAACTATAAGCATCATTAGTAGTATCCCCACCAACACTATCAACAATTCCTGATATTGTCCCCGAAGGTTTGCTGAATCCTAATTGAAATAATACTTGGTCAGCACCAGGTTCAGATATTTGTATTGGGGTTTGAGAGTATTGAATGCTTACTTGATCACACTTTAAAGCAAGTCTTACTGTAGCACCAGCGTGAGTGCCATTTCTTAAAAATACTGATAAATCCGATACACCAACTCCTGCCATTTTATTATACTCCTATATATTATTAATACGGTAATCCACTTGATTGCAAGGACCGCTCTTCAGTATTATGTAGTGTTGAGAAATAAGAAGATCCAGCCGCATAATCCATGTCAAATTTTTCTTGTTCGGTTTCTATATCTCTACCAAATCCGGCAAATTGACCCCCTTCCTGAGATATCAGCTCTGTTAATTCTTCTATACCTTGAATCGTCGCTCCACTCCCAAAAGATAACTGATCTACTGGAACATTAGGGGGAGCACCAAATTCTGTGAAATAATCATACATACTTCCCCATTTGTCACGTAAAAGCTGCTCCGCCTCAACTAGCTTAGCTGTTTGTTCTTGTGTATTTCTATTCAGCATCTCGGCCTGTTTCGCCGCTTCTTCTGCTAAAAGCTTATCCTGGGCAGTCTTTTGTATATGGTCCCATAACTGCTCATCCGACATCCCACCAATGAAAGTCTCTTCATAAGGAATATCACCATCTGATCCAACCCTAGTGCCTCCGCTAGGAAATGCCGTGCCCTCACGTGTAAACGGCCGCGCTGGAAATTTACCTTTTTGACCCCCCAGTAAAGCACTACCACCCGGTAGCAATTTGGCCATTATAGATTCTTCAGTTGGATAGTCAATAGTTGGGAGAAACTCCCAATCCCCAATTGGCTTTATTTTCTTTTTTTCAAGTTCTACTTCCTCCCATTCAAGAATATCCTTACCAAAGGCTTTCAAAATGGGATTTACAATTTGATTTATTATCCATGATGTAGCCTTCCCCAACCATGAAAATAGACGCTCCATTAATTCTGCGAAGGCTGGACCTTTCTGTATCAGCCACTTAAAGAATTGAAAAACCTTTGGCATTAACGGTGCTAATGTTATGTCAACAAAAGCTCCTATTATCTGCATGAAAGAACCAAATAAACCAGTAAAAACTTGTGATTGACGCAATAAAGAAGCTACAGATAAATTAATCCCCACAATACCTAATGCTTTACCAGCCATCTTACGTAAAACACCAATAACACCAAGGGGACCTTGAGTTACAGATTTCCATAATTTACTTTTATCTGAAGCAGATATTGCATCTGAATCAGTAGCAGATTTACCTTCTGCTGTAAGTAATCCAGCAGTTCCTGCTGACGATAATATAAGACTTCCAATCATTTAATATCCCCCCAAAGATTGTATAACATTACCCTCTCTAATTTTAATATCCCCCCAAAGACCGAAACTGTTTTTAAAAATATCTAACAAGGTAGTTCCTGTGTCTCCAGGTTTTAGGAACTCAATCATTTGGGTAATAAGATTTGTCATTTCATCTTGAAGATTTAAGAGCGGTAAGTTGCGTCGTGTCATCTCATCTAGCATAGTGTCTAAAATTTTAGTATCCCCAGAATCCTGTAATCTATCTCCAGCTAACCAAATCATTAAGTCCCCTAATCTTTTAAGAATAGGATCATCGGCCAGATCTCTTAAAGGATTCTCTATCCCCCAATTCCATACAGAATTCACGGCTGAATCCAGTGTATGTTGCCACTCTTCTTGCACCAATAGAATGCTCTTTAAATCGCTAAGAGCCGTTCCAATAACCCCTATAATAGGAGGCACTCCAATTTCACCTAGCTCCTGGATAAATTTGGGTATTCCTTCTGCATCTGGGTCTACAACGTCGGAAAAAAGTGCTATAGTCTCGTGGACAAAGTTTAACCCAGCGACAGCCGCTAAGATAAAGGGGGACAGAATTGCATTTACTATGTTATCTATAGATATAATTTCTGAACTCCATCTGTCCATCCACCAATTCCATATAGAATCTTCCGCGTCACCAATTGCATCTGCAACAACCTCAGTAACTGAAGAAATCAGCTTCGGCCAGACCTCATCTGGATCGTATTTTAATTTATAGACTTCAAATGTTTTTACGATTCTTGTTGATACAGTTTCTATAAAATCTGCATATCCAGGTATCTTACCAGCCAGATCTTTAAGCATCCGTGCTATGCCTGGTATCAACGGTGCAAATGCTAGGTCTAAGAAAGCTCCCGCTAATTGGAAAAGCGTACTTACCATAGCAGTAAAGGCTTGTCCTTGCCGTAGTATAGAACTTACTGATAAGTTAATCCCTAATATTCCTGCTTTACCCGCTATAGTATTTAAAAGGCTAATCATTCGCTTAGGACCCTGAATGGCAGCCTGAAGCATAGTCCGTTTTTTCTCCTGATTTGAGGCATCAGGTTTCTTCGTAACTTCTGCTGCTAACATCCCAGCAGTTCCAGCGGCTTCCAATATAAGATTTGCTACCATTTAATATAACCCATATTACATCACCCTACTTCTAGCAGAAGATCTCGCACTTGCCTCTGCTTTAATATGCTCAAAAGTTTGATGAACTCCTAAAACTAACATTATTTCATTTTCAGTGAACTGCATTATGGCTTCCCACGCTATTCCCATTTGTAATAACTGTACTATTATAATCCAGTACGTATACACCATATTTTCCTGGGGAGTAAAGTCTCCCGCTTTGCGTATGAAAGCCGTTAATCTTTTTTTAAGATGTTTGGGTCTATAGTAGCATCATCCCCAAAAGCTTTCGGCACTATAGCTTCTAAAGCGGTTCCTAATCTACTATCAATTGAAACTAAAAGTGCTTCGGTAGTTCTACCCCAAGGAGCATCTACTATCATCGCCTTTAAACATTCCCTAACATATAAATCCCCATCAAACTTAGATCCACCACTTTGAGTAAACTGTAAAGCTTTTGAAAGTAATTGATTTCTTCTACTCCAAGATAATTGTTTTACAGTTACCTCAAATTCATCCCCAGTTTCTTCTATTTTTATAGGTACTTTCTTTACCTTACTTTCTATTTGATATTTTGATAAATCAAATGTATTAACATTAACTTTACTTTTCTGCGTTGTCATAAACTCTCCTTATTTATTTATGGATAAACTGGTACGGTATCTCTTACATATATTTTTAAACTCCTAAATATTGCATCTATATCTACTTGTAATAATGAATCCGTTCCGGGACTATGATTGGCTGTGTTTATATACATGCCTGATTTAGAAAGTAAGTTTGTTACCGCTAATGGTGTTCCTGCTGTACTTCCGCCACCGGGAATATCTATTACTATATAATCATTTGCGCCTCTTTCAAATTTAATTGAACAGCTAAAACCAGTGTTTCCTGTATCTCCTCCATAATCACCTTCTAATAATAGTTGTTTAAATAATTCTGTTGCCCCAGTTTTTAAAGCATTGTAGTCAGACAAAGGTGCTCCGGCAGAAATTATAGTATCAGGAAGTGTTACTGTTGCAGACATGGAATATGATCTTTGTCCTTCACGTATTTCAAAAGGACCACGTGATCTAGCTCCTTGTCTTCCCATATAATATCGAGGTTCTTCACCATTAGATATTGAAAGTGAGAAACTTGATATTCTCGCAAATTCCGTACCAAAAAACTTAATTGTCCCCTGACTAAAGTAATAAGGTTGTGTTGTAGGCAGACTTGATCCATCATTTGCACCAGGTATACCCACATCATCTGCATCAATAGCTTGCATTACCCCAAATCTGGGCATACCAGCAGCAACTGTAGTGCTGTTATACAGACTTGTCCCAACACCATAGGCGGCAGAGGTTGTTCCTCCAGTTCCATCCCCATCTGTAGATTGGTCTTCCTGGTTATGCATCATGTTTAAGAAATTAGCCCCATCCCAACTCATGGTTACCAACCCGCCTTCTTCTGCTGAAATAGTTGCAGAACCAATCATACCGCCTACATAACGCCTATCAAAATCATTAGCAGTTGTTTCGGCAGAATCTCGCATATGTACATGCCATGAAACGGTGTCTAAGTCAGTAGTCTCAGTAATAACATGATCAAAATAATCACCACCATCTGCATCCACAGTATCTACTGAAACATTATCATCGTGATCAAATTGTAAAGGATAGTTTAATTTATAGTAAGTAGTA